GGTAGATTGCGGTAGTCCGCCACCACATCTGGTTTGACGGTATATGACAACTTGCCGTCCAAGTAGTCGATGAATGATTCTTTCTCTTCACGGATGTCCACCCATAACACTCGCTCATTGTTGCGCTGTGAAGGTAGCCAAATAGACTTGCCACCACAGGTAGCGTCAAGAACTGTTTTTGTTTGTTTCATTCAATCGCCCTCTTAGTCGTGATGTGAGGGCATTTCTTGTGGTCACAGAAGTCACGGCCATAGTTACTGCACTTCGAGCAGTTCTTGATTCTGTTGTCGCCTGTTGTCATATGCGCACCTCAGATCATGTCGAGAAACCCTATGACGATGAGCAGTGCCAATATCGTCACCGCCAACCAAGCATAGTCTTGTTTCTGCATTTTTATTTTCATTCGTCTTCACCTCTAATTTCCAGCTTCGCTTTCTGCTCCTTCGCTTCTCTATCGGCATTCTCTTCCATCTCCGCGAGCTTCTCTTCTTTGGTTTTTCTCATGCTGGTTTCCCCTTGCAGAATCTTTCGCTTCCTACCGCCGAGATCGTCACGGTGTGATTGCTCTTGTTGACGTGTTCTGCGGCCGCCCGGCGAGCGTCCTCAACAGTGAGTTTCGTGTCTTTCCATCCACACCCCCAACAATTGAGGCGAAACTCTATATGTCCAGGTATAATTGTCATTCGAACCTCCATGTGATGATCTGCATCTCCGAATCATCGAGTTCGCCATACATTGACTTAAGGACATCACGCAAGGCTTCACGGGTTGGAGGATCGATGAAATCCTTTTCCGCGATAGCGTCCAGACGTGCCGATGGATCATCGGAAACCATAATGGGGTCTGTTAGTGGCGACATTATGATGGGATTGCTTCCGTCCCAATAATGTATCTCATCCAACCGCATGAATATAAACTGTTTTCCATTTAATTGAGAAGGCCGCCTTTTTTCGGAGATGCAAACCTCTCCGAAAAATCTTATTCCGTTCTCATCCACAGTGATATTGTCGATGTCTATGATCTCCCAAGGCCCTGCCCTCCAGCTCCATTTCGAACGATACGGTCGTCCTTCCCAACCGTGGAATCCGATCCTATCACCAACCTGTTTATCCCACTTTGGGCGAATGGTTTGTGTGCATCGGCTATCGATGACCGCTTGGATCTTGGGTTCGTAGGTGAGTGCGGACCACCAGGTGCGGGGTTTTATTTTCATTCTTTCACCTCATCGGGCATTCAGTCGCCATTCCGTATTCTGGGTCATCCCATTCGTCTCCGAGTTCGTCTTGCAGTATTCTGGCTCTTTCCATTTCTTCGGGAGTTTGGCATTTAGGACACACAATACCTGTATTGTCGGCCCAGTCCACTGCATTTTCATAATCGTAAAAGGCCAGGCACGCCCCGGAGTGTGCCCCACAGCGACTGCACAGGGGGTGTGAGACGAATAATACGTTGGGAGTAATGACTACCCTGACGTGTGGTGTGCGAACCAGTCCACGGGCATCCACGATGCCTTCGTAGATGTCGATTTCGTTCAGCTGGATGAACCCAACGTCTTCGAGCGACGACAGGAACATCTCCATCGTGGCCTTGGCGTATCCTTTGTTCTCATAACGTGTGTCCGCTTTGAGCGTATTCGGTTGTGCCCTGCCCTTCCTGATGCTCTTTTTGGATGGGGTACCAAGTGTACTGACCCTCATGGAATCCAAGAGCTCATTCTGGATTGTTCCGCACCAATCGTGCCCAAGATGTTGCATGTCGCCTACAAGTCTTGCATGCCGACAATCATAATCATCGGTGTATCGTACAATGTGTTCATTCTTGAAATATTCTGAAAACAACCACTGCACGGCCTCCTTACCATTAGTGAAATCCGAGAATATGCTTATATCTCCGAACACTCCGTGGATGATATAATTACCGTGATTGTGACCAACATAACTCCGTAGTGCATCAAAGCGTCCCGTCGTTATTTCATTGACTGTTGTCATTCGCTCACCTCGTCTTCATCTATCATACCACTTCGGTCCTTCAACAGTTCGTCGATTATGTCATCATCATCAACATCGTTGATTGTATCCAACAATCGGCCAATGAATGCCTCCGGAGAACCACTCCACTGCAGTTCATAATCGAACTCCCCCAATGCGGGATTGTTCATTTCACGGGTATAAACATTAACCTTCCCGTCGCTGTATTCCAAATCATATTTGAAAGACGCTCTAAATATTTTCGATTCGTTCATTCGTTCACCTCATCAGATGCTCTCGCTCTTACGGTAATTCAGGCAGATGTGCGCTTGATGATTATTACTGATCGACGCATCGCCGCAGACCCGGAAGTGTTCGCATGTCATGCATACCTTCTGCTCTGCATAGCTCAGCTTTCTCCGGGCGTTATGCAGATGATTGCTGACGTTCCGAGGCGATGTGTCGCGTTTCTCTGCGATTTCCGAAACCGACAGTCGATTGATTGTGTTGTCGGTATAGATCCTTGCCTCCGTGTCTGTCAGGCCGACATCACGCAGGATCATGTAGCGCAGTTTGTTATTGTCGTGTTGATATTTCATGTTCTCACCTTATTGATTAGGTCGCCCTCCCCCAATGGATGCAAGGGTTATACGGAGGGGGAGAGGGCGTTGGGTTTAGGGTTTGTCCTCCCGTTGGTCGATGATCGTGCAACGAGAGAGGGGGAGATACATCATAACGAGGTTCTCGTGACTCTTGATGAATACGTCCTTGTCTTCCTCTATCTCCACTCTGCATTTCCAGAATGATATGTTTGTGACGTATATGTCCTGATAATTCTCTACATCGACATACACCGTGATGTTGATGTAGTCGTCATTGAATTGCTTGATTGTGTAATGGGTTGTGACGGTCATTCAGACTACCTCGTGCTGTTCGAGGACATCGAAGGTTTCTCCATAGTCCTCGGTCTGCATCAGGCTGATGATTGTGCCTTTGCGGTGCTTTCCCTTGTTGGGGCTGATCGCCCAATCATACATCTCCTTGGCATCTTCGTAGGCGAGGAACTCCTCGTATTCGTCGTCCACCCCGGAAGGCTTGTATTTCTGGTAGTTGACGAAAACGTAGAAGGATGTCATTCAGGCCACCTCTTCGATCCGGGCGTATGGCGAACCGGGGGCCTTCATGTCGTCATGCAATCTCATCCACCGGACTGCCTCATTATAGTCGGTCGTCCGTCCGAGTGTTAGGCTGCCTGCTACGACCACGTATTCCGTCTTTTTCTGGGTTGTCATTTTTGTCACCTGTTGTCTTTCCGGGTATTTCACCCGTTATATATGATATGTCATTAGTAGTATATATAATATGTCATTGAAGAGTTATGACATCTTGGACAATATTCACGCTGCCAGGCCACTTGACGGCACGGATAAGATTGGTGTCGGTAGTGCCTCCAGCAAGGAGGACATGGATGTCAGCATGCTTACCATCAGCTGGGCGTATGACTCTTCCTATTGTTTGTATATGCGAGCGAGAGGTGGTCGCTGACGATACGATGATTGCAACGTCAGCGGACGGATCGTTGAAGCCTTCCTGCAACATCTTGCAACTGATGACGATGTCCACCTCATGCGACAGGAAGCGCTGCAGGTCCTTCTTAGACGATAGATGCAGGGCATGAGGTGTTCCGCTATCGGTTAGGGCTTGTGACAGCGATATGGCCTGTTTCTGACGCTCACAGAAGAGCATGATGCGTCTGCCTTCGTTCTGTTCGATGAGATTGATAGCGAGAGGGATGCGTTGTTCGAGTTCGTAGCAGAAGGCTCTGCGGTCGAGGATTGCCCAATTGATTCTATCATAGGGATTCTTTTTGAGGGCCTCCTTCACCCGTTCGGTCTTGCGCTGATAGGATGCTTGTTGCTTCTGAGTGAGGGGGAACTTGTGATAGTGGACGGTGAATGGGCTGATGTCCGCTTCATCGTAGTCGATGCTCATGATGATTGGTCCGATGATGCGGTCTGATGTTTCCGGTGTCGCTGATAGTCCGAGGATGTGCCCGGTGTGATAGTCGAGGGTGCGTGATTGCACCGGGGTTAAGAGATTGTGACATTCATCGGCTATGAGGACATCATAAGGTGTCGTCTTGCCTTGAGCAGACTTGCTGATGTATGCCATGTATGACATGCAGTCGGCTTCGATGCTATGATTGATGAGTTCCTTCTGCCATTGTGCGATGATTTCCCTGCGGGGGGCGAGGATTAGGATCCGAGCATCAGGGTGGTCGATGAGATAGGATTGCAATGCGAGGCAGGAGGCGATGGTCTTTCCGGCGCCGGTGGTGGCTCTGAGGATTCCTCTGAAGTTCGATTGTCGCCATGCCGGATATAGGTGGGGTTGCCATTCGTAGGGGATTACTTCACCCCCAGATGCACACATTCCATGCATGTGGCCACTTTCTTCTTTCCGTTCTTGTCCTGTTTGTGAGGACAGGCGCGGGGCTTGACGATACGCACTGTGCGGTCATCGAGGTCTTGTTCGTAAGGGCAGAAGAACATTCACTCCCTCCTGTATACAGAGTGCTTGCCATTGACCTCGACAGCGTATCCGAGCTTGAGCAGATGATGCGAGATTTCCCTGCTCGAAGGCAGTGTGCGATGACCATATCGCCGGATGTAACGGCTCTTGACATCGTCAATCGCGAACTCGTCCTCTAATGTCACCAAGACTTCGGTGAGCATCTTCCGCTTAGCCATTGTCACACCTCATCGATGAAGCGTTCAACGAGCTTCCACAGCTTCTTGTGATGCTTCTCGTCCGATTCATGTCGCATCGATTCGGCGTAAATGCGGGCATCGAGGCGACCCATGTTGTTCACAATGCATGAGGCGATGCGGATGGCCTTGGACTCCATGTCGATTAGCTCTGCTCCATTCTCAAAGGTCATGCTTTCACCCGGTAATATTGAGTGTTGTCCTTACGCATTTCCTCGACAGCATAGCCTTGCACATGACCTTCGGCCATTAGCGACAGCCGAGCCTTGCAGTATGAGGGGTTGGCATCGTTGAGTGACATGGCGATGTCTATGCCGGATTGATATTCTGGCGTGAGTGCGCCTACAATCTGTTCATCAGAGGGTTTCCACTTCATCGGTGGGTCCGCTGATTTCGAGATTGGCTTGGTCTGAGGTGTTCTTACGGGTCTGAGCATTTCTGTTTCCTCCTTCGTAGATGATGCGTTCTCTATCAGGTTGTTGATTGATGATAGAGCATCATCAAATTGCGCCTTGAGTGATTGGATGCTCTGCTTCACATCATCGAATACCTGTGGAGATGGCGTAGTGCTGTCTATGTACGCACGGACGGCGATTTGCACGAATTGGGATTTATTGAGCCTTCTGCGTTTCGATTCCACAGACCATAGCTCGAGGTCTTCCTCGTCTATGGACAGCGTGGTATGAGTCTTCATTGAATCACTCATCTGCATACGGATCGTCTTTTACGCCGATGCCTTGACGGATAAGATACCTCACCGCTTTGCTTCTTGTCAGTTTACGTGCCTTAGCCCAAGAGTCGAGCTGCTTGATCAAGCTCGGCTCCATCGAGAAGGATATGGTTTCCTTTCGCATGACTATGATAATGTTATAACATTATTAAAAACTTATCATTTTATGATGACGATATGTATATGGTAAATCATACGTACGTATGTATGATACGTACATACGTACATACAAACTTGATACAGAATCTATTATATTATATAACAAATTGATAATTTCGTTGTTTTTGTACATACACGCATAGCATAATCTGTAATTGTATGTATGCTGTATGCATGTTCTCGTTTTGATATGCTATTGTATGTATTCTGTACGTACGTATGTATGGTGCGTACATACGTACATACGTTTACATGCGACATAGACTTTTTAGAAAATAATAGACTTTATTCTGGAAAGACAGAACGTAGATGCTCATCTACATAATCATCATCGTCATCTTCGGAGATGTCGTAGGAATCTTCTCCCCAAACGAACATCCTTATTATTTCGGCCTGATCCATGATATGCCGTTGTTCTCAGAATATTAATAACTTTTGCAATGATTGTTAATAATTAGATAAAAAGAAAGGGTTTGATAAATCTCATTCAATCACCTTTCCGGCACTATCGCCCATTCGTTCACCCTGCGGTTGGTCTTGTCATCATAGACTCGTCCGAGCGAATAGACCATTCCCATCTGCACCAACTCCCTTACCCGCCCGGTAACGGAATTGATTGGCCATCCTAACTCATCGGCGATCTGCCTATTAGTCATCGAGTTGTTCCACCTGATGCACTCATAGACCTTTCGCTGCCTGTCGCCTAACTGCTCTTCCGAGAACTCACGATATGATTCGATTGATGCTTGATTAATCATTTCCTCACAGCCATCATGAACGCCTTACCCGGCTTCCTCTTGACCTTGTCGCCCTTGTATTCTCTGTGCAGACAGTCAAGGCACTCGTCATAGTGCTTGTAGCGATTGACGTTCTCGCTTCCGCATTCAGGACAGGTCATCATTCACTCATCCTCCTTTACTCGGATGTTCAACGCTTCGAGGGATATGCTTCCGCTCATCCCCATGTCCCTGAACACATCCGGTGATTCATCCATGCCCTCTGACTCACAATCTCCTCCTCCAATCTGTTCCAACAAGTTCTTTAATCGCACTCTGACGATTCCGAGTTCATACACGGGCGTTGCAAGTTCAGACGGGGAAGGGTGACTGCAAAGTTTGTCAATGCTTTGTTCGATGTAACTTATCGCCATCATTATTTCGGTTCTGACACTATAGAGTTCCATATTCACTCATCCTCCTTCTTACTCTTCTTCACAGTCGGCTCGATGTCCATGCCCATGTCCTTAGCTGAGGTCTTGAGGTAATACAGCCATGATAGTCGGCTGTCAATCCTCCTCTTCGCTTCGAGTTCTGTCGCATCAACAGGCATCATGACCTCGATTCTCCCTTTGCTTTCTGTCCCAAGTGTGAGCTTGTCCCACGCCGGGACTATAGTCAAGTCCTCTCTCTCCTCATCCCTCTTCGGTGTCCATCGAGCAGGGATGCCTTTCTGCATCACAAGAGTAGGGACGAATCCACACATCGGGCATTCGTAGCCTAAGCCGGAGGGATGTGCGGTGACGATCCTTCCGCAGTTAGGGTAGGGGCAGTTCATGGGTTCATCTCCTTCTCAAAATATGGTTTGAGAGGGCAATCCTTCAAAACGTCATAATGATTAATCGGATAAGCAGTCCTTGTCAGTTCACAGATGGCATAGTGGTGATTGAACACCGCACATTGCGCACAGGATTCGACAGGTGAAATGTAGAAAGAAACCACTACCTCTCCGGTGTTGTTATCAACGCTGATGAGGTTCATCATTGTTTCACCTTCTTGATTTTTTCCCATTCCGCTTCCATCCCATGCAAACACATGAACGGAAACTCAAACTCACCATCTTCCTCTTGGTCGGGTGTATTGTAGATGGTGCATTCACAGTTCTTGATTGCTTGACAATGAACAATGCACACAAAGTCATGTTTGATTATTTTGGTCATGGATTCACCCCCAATAAGAAGTCCTCCAGCTCTTCTCCGTTCATGGGTAGTCCACCTCGCACCTTGGAGTATACGGACAGTTGGAACACCATGCACCATAACGTGGCATGAACGCCTTGGCCTTGATGACCGTCATCGCACTGCACACGAGTGCTTCCGCAGTTTCATCGGGAACACGAGGCATGAATCGTATCTCGCCTGTAGACAGATGCACGAAGATGACCTTCGGGTCGCTGATGCCGTTCTCCCTTGCCAATCGCTGATAGACCGCTGCCTGCACATAATCATCAGGCCGGGGCCTCCCGGTCTTCCAATCGTAGATGCGATTCCCCACGACATAGTCCACTCGTCCTTTGAGAGTCACACCGCCTATGTCAGCCTCCCACTCCACCTCCGCCTGACCGCCTGTCGGTATGTCAAGCGTCTTGTAGTTCTCCACGCACCTGTCATAATGCGCCTTCATGTGCTTGTCTATCTCATCGGAGAGGTCGGGGAACTCGTAGCCGTTCACATACGCTTCGATGCTTTCATGCACTTTGCTTCCGCAGTGCATAGCACTCTTGTCGGTGTCTGCCATGTCCACTCCCTCGTGGTAATAATACCATCTGAGGGGACACTGCTTGATGAGCTTCAGCTGCGAAGCGGAAAAATGGGTAATGGGTTTCATTCTTCCACCGTTGCCTGCCTGATGTCAGTCAGGGCTTTGCGGAGCTTCATCAGGTCTTCATCGCTCAGATCGGAGAGCAGTTCCGCATCCGCTTCATCGAGCGCACGCCTGCAGAAGTCCCTTGTCGCCTCGTTCGTCTGCCTCAGCCCACCGATGACCTTCAACAGACTCGCCCGTTCCTCGAACGACAGCCCGTCCACCTTGTCAGCAGTCCTGAAGCCCGGTGTCGCAGGCTTCTTTTCCGCAGGCTTAGGGTATGCCTTGGGCATCGGTGGTGCTTCACGCTTAGGTGCGGATGCACCATCGTCATCCTCAGTCGCCAATCCGAGCGCAGCCATCATGGCATACCTTCGAGCGTAGGTTATTGCAGAGCCGGTCTTCTGAGCATCCTGCCCTGCCGGTAGCCTTGTCGGCTGATGGGTGAGATATTCCCCGGATTCGTGCATCAAAGTGGTATGCACAACCACATAGTCATCATTGCACTCTGCGGTCTGCATCAAGGCGATGCCGTGCTTAGCGAGTATCGGTCTTGCCATGCCGAGGGCATCAGCAATCGTGGCGTAGCTGTAACTGTATGCACCTGCACGAGCGGTCTGCGTCTTGACGACATCGGACAGCTCGCCGAGTGCTTTAGTCAAAGACTTAGCCAATGCAGTGATGCTCTCGGACTTGTCGGAGAATGCAGTCATGTTCAGTCCTCCATGTCCCTCGATGCCTCGTAGGCCCTCTCGCCCACGCTCATCGGATCATTGTAGGCTTCCTCCTGTCGTTCCCTTTCGTCCTCCTCGTCAATCTCCTTCTGACAGTCGATGAGGATGGCGAGGAATGTGGACAGCTCGGTGGTGTGCTTGTATGATGGGATTTCCCCCACCATGTCCCGGAACTCGGCATCATCGCATTGGACGATGTCCTCATCGCTGACTATGCATGGATGCTCATATCCGCATACCGTGCAGATTTGCAGATTCATGCTATCCTCTCCTCAGAGATGAACCTGACAATAGGGACAGGTTCTCCAACGGCTACAACGCCCATGATGTCGTCTTCGCTCAGATGCCTCGACAGCAAAGACAGGGTGAGCTTCGGCCTGTATGTGGCCATCTGCTCATCGGTTATGCGCCTATAGACATCTGGATGCCTCATCTGCACGAGTTCAGGCAGTATCTCACGCCTCGAAGATTCAGAATAAGACACCTTGATGCCATCGGATGACATGAGGTCATTCCCCGAATCTACCAATTCCTTGGCCTTCTCCTTGATGAGCATGTCTATCTCATCGAGGTAGACCTGCAGCTCTTTCTTTTTTCTATGCAATGCGACCACATCGTCTGCGGTCACGGTTTGAATAGTAGTGTTGTCACTCACTGATTCACCTCAATATTGGATAAGACTTGTCGATATATAATAGTTATGCTATGAGAAAGGATAGAAAATAAATGATAAAAGAAAGAGGTTTCAAACTTGCTGGATGCAATGAATGGTCACTTCGACATGAGGCGCACAATCATCGCAGTATTCCTTGGTGGCACAGATGCTGATAATCTGCGAATCATCATCGAATATCACTCCGGTGAGTGCATCACCGACAGTCCTCATCAGCTTGTCGAGGTCAGGCTTGACGGTATGCAATCGCCTCCCCCTGCGATCTGACTGTGGACGGGGGAATCGGAACACCGCTACGATGCCGACACCATCATCCCCTCGGTTGGTCTTGGGGATGTAAGAATCTCCTCTGGCCTGTTGTCCTGCAATGGCAATCCTCGACTGCCACTCCTTCGTCTTAGGGTTGGCATTGGTCGTATTCGCACGACCGTTCACCACGAATGCTTTCGTTGAACCCTTCGGGACAGGCACGCCCTCGACCTTGAATCGGCATAGGATTATCAGAATCCCCCCAGCAGAGGGAATCCGAAATAGGTCAGAGCCGCTTCGAGCATACACAATGCCCCAAGGATTGCCAATATCGGCCATGCGTTCAGAACCTTGGCAACAGCCTCTAACCCACTCTCCGCAAATCCCAAGGCCAGCCACAAGAAGATGAAGGATATGCCGGATAACAGCACCAGCCCGGGGATCCCGACCGTATCAACGAATCCGGGGAAGAACAGATAGACTCCGTAATATGCGACCACTCCAACGAGTCCGCTGATGGCGAATGACACATCGAATCTTATGAACGGCCTGAACGCCATCGTGAACGCCATCAACCCCATCATGATAATCAGCACATTCGACCACACATCCATGAGATACATGATGCCGATTGTCGCCATGATGACACCGGCATGAAACAGCCCGAACAACACTGCCATGTGATACAAGACCGACTTCTTGTTGTTCTTGTATTCCATCGCAATCGTCACCGCCATCATCCCCCCCATGAACATCATCACCAATCCGAATGAACCCGAGGCGAATCCCGTCCACGTTGTCGGGAACCATGCGATTTCCAGACCGAATCGTCCGAAGCCCCCTAAGAACACCGATGCCATCGCAATCAATACGTAGACCGGACCGAACATGGCAACGGAATACCATATCTTATCCGCCATCCTCAACAATCGTATCGGGACGGCGGTCACTATGCCGAGGGCGGACATTAACTCAACCTCTTAGTAGTCCGGGCCTTCGAGGCAGCGTATCCAATCATCAAGCCCACAATCAACGCGGAACCGCTCGATAAAAAGAACAGAGCAAGGTCCTTCGATGCGTTATAGATCCCTTCAATCATCCATACATCAATATCCAATCAATCACATCCATTTTGCGATTCTTTTCGCTATCTTTCGGTAAGGACGGTTTTCTTTTTTCAACAAAAAGAAATCTTTGAAGTCCGCATTGTAGTTGCCTAAGACCACCTTCTCCTCTATGATTTGATTGGTGACTTCCTTCGCCTTCTTCATGCCGAATGCCTTGACGATGCCGTAAACGACATTCACAGCATATCCTGTGATGAGGGCGATGAATGAACCGAACATGGTGGCAATCGTGCCTTCCATCCCACTCAGCAAGGTAGGGAGATTCTCTAACATCAGTCATCAGCTCAACCGTTCATCTTCTTAAGCAATGCCTGTAGAGCCGCCTGTTCTTCGGCAGATAGTTTGGATGTCGGTTCTGCCGGTGCAACGGGTGCATTCGTTACCGGTGCAGGTTCGACAGGGCACGGTTCCGTGCATTCCTCCACTTCGACAGGGACACCTAACGCCTCATTGATGCGCTTGTCCAATATCTGCGGTGACGTTCTACCGAGTAGCATGTGAACCTGAATCAGATTCATCTTGTCATGCGACATCTCCGAGAGCTTTGTGCCGACCTGTTTGCAATCGAAACAGCACAGCATATTCAATTCCTTGTTCTCCTTGATTCCGCAGATGATATGCATCGGACGGACAATCGAGGTATAAAGCCCGGTGGTGGTCTTCTCGGTCTTGATGCGGTGGATGCAGGGATACTGCTTCTCCAATGTGCTGAACAGTTGCTGGTCACCTACAAGCAGGTCAGCGGACAGAGCGTCAATGTTCTCGGATACGTATGCCATACTCACCTCAGCGATGGTTTCCTTCGCTTTCAGCTCTTCCTTGCTGACCTTGTCCACCTTGCTCGTGACCTTAGACAGCAATCCTTTCTTCTCTTCTGCCACCGCAGTCACTCCTTTGGTTGCGTCATTGACCATCTTCTTTGCATCCGCCGTTGCACTTGCCACCGCCCCTGTCACTTTATCAGTCGCAGCAGAGGTGACTTCTTCAGTTGCCTTTTTCATCAAATTCTCGAACATTCTACTCCTCCATCAGACTATAACCATTAGTGGGCTCGGCTCTATATGTGATGCCGTCAATCGTCACCAGGACGTAGGCATGGCTCTGCGTGGTTACTAATTCAGACGATATGCCCATAGATTGAAGTATGGATATATATAGGAATGCAGAATCCTCGCAATCGCCTTGATTGTGATAGAGCATCTCCATCGGGTATGCCCAATATTCGGTGACGCCATAGGTGTCGGCATCGAATGCGTAGGGGATGCTGGACACGAACCATAGAGCCATCGTGGCTGACCAATACACATCCCCGGGTCGATACAGTTGGTCGGCAAGCTCCCGTATCAACGGCGTGACGGTGACGAAGTTCCGCCAATCGTCATCGACATTACGCTGACTGACCTTGACCGCATACTGATTGTAATCATCTGCGGTGACGGTATAATCAATATCAAACAACCACTCGTGCGTGACATCCCCGGTCATCAGTTCCCCATTGATGCTACGGTATGAATCGGAGGTAATCATTGATACAGACAGCATCATGAACGCCAATGCGATTGCGTATAGTCCGGGACCGTCATTGCTCATAATTCCTCATATCTCCACGTGCTTCCGTTGTATATGCGCAGTTGATTGTTTGAAGTGTTGAAATACATGGAACCTGCAATAGGAGAGGACGGGTCGCTTGTTCTTGTAGGTATAACGATTTGTGAGCAACCAGATGAATCAAGTCTTCTCCCCTTCAGAACTATGTCACCTATGGCGGACTGAGTAACTGTTCCCGTACAGTGGGATGTTATTATGCCGGTCAGAATGTCAATTGTCTGAACTCCTACTCTGAGATTTGCACCGACTCCCACCTGTTCTCCTATAACTAATGTTTGTCCTGCATTCGGTGCAATCTTTATAGTCCCAAAACAACCAAATGACATGTCGGCAGGACTGAACATACGAAGATTTCCGTTACTGCTCGTTGGGTGTGTATATCCGATATATGGTTGCAGTACATCAGATACTTCAAGCGCGTCATCAACGAACCGAATTGAATTTTGTTTCACAACTGATTCTGCACCCGTACAATTCAGATGGATTCCGTCTGCGTCCATTGTTAGTTTTCCGCCTCCCGCCTTCATCTTCCCATCTGTATCCATCCTGACCTGCTCTGTCCCTGCGTTCACGCCTGCCCAGAGATAGACATCGTTGCCAGAGCCATCCTTCAGTTTCCCGAGGTAGAATCCTGTGAGAGATGAAGCATCGAAGTCCGAGAGTGATTGGTCGCCATATACCTGCAGGGCGACAGGTCTTGAGGACAGATCGTTGCCAATCGTCCCCGAATAAACCATGTTATCCACATCCGACCATAATCCTGAAAGCTCAGAACTGATGTCGTCTGTCCCTCCTGCGTTCCAATGATACACAGAGGTGAATTGCGGATACTTGTGATGATAGACGTTCAGGGGAACTGCTGTCAATGTCGTTCCCGACAGAGCATCCGTAATCGTCCCCTTGCTCACATGACCGTATGCCTGTGACCAGACCTTGTCTGTGCCATCCCTCGCCCTCTCGCTTATCTCATAAGACAGCCCGACCTTCTTGTCCTTATAATCAGTGAGTATCTGTGAGGCTTGAGCAGTCGCATCAGCAGTAGGCTTGACACCGGCAGAGGTGGTGGTAGACAGACATCGGAACTCTGCGAAGCGTTCCCCGTTGGCTGAGATAGACGTTGCATCGTCATCGAGTATCTCTCCAAGCTCATGAACGACCTTGACCGAGTTGATGATGGTAGAAGCATCAGCATCGACAGTAGGGCGATAGATGGGAGAGGTGTTCGGTGTCGCAGTAGCTATGTTCACCGTGTTTGAACTCATATCTGCTACCGAGAGGAAATATGCCTTGTCATGGTCGAACATGAATCGACATCCTGTCAGTTGCGAGAGATACTTCACCGTATCGTATAGACGTTCACCGGGCATGGTAGTCACGCTTCCATATGAGGTGGTTGTCGTGACCACGTCACCGACCGCGTATCCGATTGATTGAGCGATGGTCGAGAATATGGCTTCCGGTTCGCCCGTGAATCCGGTTGCAGAAACCTTAGTGCGTAGGATCGCTGACGAATGCACCGCTAAGATGTGCAGTTGATTGTCCGTCCTCTCCACCTTCTCGACACTGAACGCCCCCTGCCCACAGGCATAGACATCCACGATAGAGCCTTGAGCGATTGTGACAGACCTATCGACTGCATCCGCGGAGTGCAAACGCATATCAAGGACAGGAAAAGGAAGGGCGATGCCTCCTCTGATGTCATATCCGAGGACATAAGGCTTGACGCTGACGGTGTCGATTTTGATATACATATCATCGACTTTAATCACCAATCTTTCACCTCCAACAAAGTGAGGGTAAATTCCATGCTGTTCGGACCTTGCAATCTTGCCGAAGCATTAGCAATCACGACCTTCACGGTTTCTCCCCCCCAATTGTCAGAAGCGTCTGTGGTGGTGAATGAATACGGGGACGTTGATTGAATCGCTGCCAACTTCCCCCTTAACGTTGAGCGGATAGAGGCGTTAGTCGTTCCTGTGGTCGGATTCACTCTTTCAGTGGTGACATCAATCACCCTGATAGGCCCGGAGGTGTCCGAACCGATGGCCTCTGATGTCGCAGAGCCGAAAACCCCTTGATGAACGAATGGTGAAGAATAGGTTTCGGTGATGAACATCACCTGTCCGATGTCCGTTGAGTCTATTGTCGCTGTGAGTGTCATGCGTAATACCTCCTATTTCCAGATGCTCGATTGACTGCCGTCAGGACTCTTTGTTCAAAGTCCGGCATACCGAACACATCCCCGACGATGTTGATTGTAACGCCTTGATTGAGTTTATCGAGGGGAATAATCGCTTCTGGCCCGGACTCTCCTACGAGAGCAGGTGTCGGCCCGGTTACGATCCCACCGTTTGCAAAGGGTATCAATCCCCCGATACGACTCGTGGTATCTCTCCACGCATCGCCTAACCTGTCCCATGCACCATGTATGCCGGTGTTATAACCCACCGTGCCATCGTTCCTTATGCTTTGAGTAGATGCCCCTCCTGTGCCGGGGGGTATTATTGTATCTACGACTTCTTTGATTTGGTCGGTCAGTGGCTTCATGAATTTGCTGAACACCTCGGTCAAAGCGTATGCCATAGCGTGCCAATATCCCTTTTCACCGAAGACCTTATTGAAATTGATTGCAAATTTAGTCATGTCCATCGAGAGAGGCATCAACCATGTCGCCAACATATTCCCGATAGGCATCAGAAAGAGGTTGATGGCATTCTTCATCTGCTGAAGCACACCGCTAAGCATCGGAGAAGCCCTCGCTAATGAGGATACGATCTTGCCGAGGAAATATGTAGACACCCCTGCAACAGCGGTGGCAATCGTAGCCTTGCCCAACAGACCGCCTAATCCTTTCTTCCCCATTATCTGCTTCATACCCTTATCGGATGCCAGCCCTCCACCGCCCCCACCTGACGAAGAGGACATCTGCGACTTCACTCGATTAGCAGAGGACTTGTCCAGAATCGGTTTGATAAGCACCTTGAGTTCATTCATCTCCTCCTGACCTCCATCTTCTTCTCCTCACGCTTCTGCAGTTCGCATTCTGCCTGTTGGCATTCAGCCCATAGGCGATGATAACGCAGAGGGATGTTCCAAGGTTCAAGTCCGGCCTTCATCATCGAGTATTCCCTCCATGCGTCTATAACATCTTGTCCTTTACCTCGGATGAGTCTGTTGAGCCTGATGCCGGGGGTTTCTCCCCCTTCAAGAAATCGTTATAGTTCACCACCTCGTCAAGCAAGGTGATGGCATTTTCTATCGTGAGGTCAAAAGCACCATCACCCTCACACCATGCAATGCCGTGCTGAAGGTTGGCGATGAGTTGAGCGGTGTCCTCATCACTTCCCTCAGCAATCATCTTCTTGGTCATCCTCTGCACATTATCCAAGTCCCTCAAGGACATCAGTTTCAGTTTGTATTCCTTCTCTCCGATGTTAACAATCTTCAATCAATCACCTCATGCTGTCGAGCCTGTGCTGATTTCAATCGACAACGGCAACGCTTCCACCGTTTCGGTGATGTCCTCGTCTGCTACCGCAGATGTGTCGTAAGAGTTGAACCCGGCATCTGTGAACTCTATGTCGATGAATGTGGTATCCCCGGTCATGATCCTGACCTTCCCGGTCAGCAACGCATCAGCGACTGCAGTAGCCAATAGCTCATCGACACTGTTGAGCATATGTGTGATGCTCAGTGAGTAGGCATACCCGCCTATGCGATAGGCAGTCGGCTCGGTCGAACACAGACCGCCTCTCAACTCGCATCCGGTTTCGATTCCGAGGCTGACAGACTGCACGAGTTTGTAGGTCGTTGCACCTACTGTCAGGCAGGCATCGGCGAAGGTCAGGGACTCATCGGAATAGGTGGGAACGAGTGCCGAACCGGTGGTGATGACCGGGCGTTTGGAATTGAATGACAACGTGACTCTGATGACTTCACCTTCGTTGATAGCTATCTCAGCGTTGGAGATTACACAGCCGGTCATGGTGATGATTGCATTCGTAGCGCCCTGAGGGCGAGTCCATGCGATAGTCAGGCTCTTAGGGGCAGGTCCAGCAGTCCAAGAGTCGGTAGGCGTTCCTGCCAATTTAGTCAAGACATACTGCAACCAATCGAGGTCAGAGGTCATGTCGAACGATATTGAGAATGACGCATCATAGCGCCCCTGCTTCATCGCCACGGCTTCCCTGTTCCCAGAACCTCTGGATGGAGCGTAGTTCTTGTTAAGCGTGAACGATTCGAGATTCGGTGCGTTGCCGAACGATTTAGTGGTGGCGACAGCCGTCCCCCATGCAGACTCTTCTCCATACATGAGCTGACTGTCAACAGCGGAATATCCAATTGTCATTAATTCAACCCCCTTATGCTTCTTATTCTGATGTCATATACATATCCATATCCGACCTTCATCGCTCGTCTTGTGCGATCGTCGGTGAACAATAATGATGTGTCGTCCAGACGAACCCTGACGCTTCTATCGTCAATGATTCTTTCTAACTCGTCCCGAACCTTGAATCCTCTGGTGACGTTAGGGCCATAAAGATGAAGTTGAATGAGTAAATCCTCTTGCCTGTCCTTGTAACCGATGCCTCTGGCTATTCTGGTGTTGCTCGATTCCTGCAGATATATCACATCGTATTGCGATGATTCCGAAGAAGCAAGAGTGAAGTCGTCAATGAATCGGGGAACAGGCAGGAATGAAGGCTGAATCGGAGAGGTGGTGATGGTGATGGTGGTGATTGTAGCAGTAGATGATAGGTCGAAGGTGACTGCATCAGTAAGTTCGATGGCGGTCATCGTGAATGTCGCTTCGGTCGTTGATGATTCCTCTTGTGCATCTATCAGCCCTTCGTCTGCGTCAAGGATGGTCAAGGTCACATCCCCTGCAACACCTGTAACAACGATGCTCAATGACACGCTCTCGCTCATGTCCGGGACAGCGATGCTGTAATGCGTCCCCTCATCAGTCCAATCAGCGATGTCGTCCGATACCGTCACATCGGGAAGTGGAACGACAGCATCCCCCCACTTGCTCTTGATTCTAGCAATGATGAGTTCGGTAAACTCGGTCAATACATCACCGCCATGTTGTTCCTGTTCTTCTCGATGATTCGAGCGATGCGTTCATCGTATCGGTTCATCACCGATGATTGCGAAGAACCGTTCAGCCCTTCAGGGAGAACCTTGCGATAGTAATCGGACTCCATCAGGCGAAGCGATACCAATTTGATACAGGCTTCCTTGATGTCGCCCGGCACAACGCTCACACCATAACGATAAGTGAAGCGATAGCGTCTGTCCTGACGGGTGACTCTGCCGGGGTTGTAGTGCGTAGCGAGATACGTCACATCCCTGACCGTCACCATGCCTGTCGTAGCATCGAACCACCAATCCGTCCTGTCGCTGACATCCTCCCATCCTGTGCTCGTTTCCACTTCGAGTTTGTCGCCTTCATCTGCATCGAAAGCCTTGCAGTCGATGTGATTGACAGAGAAGGTCATGCGTCCCCCGGTGTTCTTGTAACTGTAAGGAACGTTGTGAACCTCGGTTGTAGCGATTTCCCGCCATGCCCGATTGCATTCGGTGTCGATGGTGTCCTCAGCCTGATTGATCCATGCCTCTACCTCGGCAAGGGTGGGTTCTGTAGATTCGGAGAACACCATCCGGATGTTCTTGTCAGTCGTGGAATCGTAGGTCATCAGGCGCAGATTGGATGCGACGTCATTAGCAGTGCAATAGGTGACGGTCATACCCACCCCACATAGTTATGGATGTTATTGACGATGATGTCGCAATCCATGACATCGTTCCCTATGCCATCCCATATGATGAGGTCTGCCAATCTTCCCGACATATCACCGATTATTACAGGCGCATCAGCGTTTATATACCTTGTTGCAAGAGTCGCAGATGCGATACCGGACTTCAGTCCATCAGACGCATAGAGCAGGAGGGAATCGTCCTTGATGATGACGTGCGCTGCAATCCAACGTTCTGACATAGATGTCAACGATGCGGTCTTGTCGCCTTCGGTGTCAGTGACCGTAGCCGTAAGTGTTCCTGCCGTATAGGTGAGTTCTATGACAGTCCCCGAGCTGTCGGATTTCTTGAACACTGTTTGAGCATTCACCGGATCGGGCTTGAACAATGCGAACAGTTGCGACTGTGAGTCGCTCATAGCGATGGCATCGGGATTGTAGATGTCCGCAGGGGTGCCTGAGAATGCTATCGCCTGTTTGTAATTATCATCAGAGGTCATCGCACCCCCGTTGTATGCGAGTATCTGACGGTTGCCTTCGATGACAGGATAGTAGGCGAATGTGCCTTCGAGGTTATGCTGTCTGTAGATGTCGAGTTCTGCTGATGTGAGCAACCGATCCAAGGCGAGAGTCCTTATCATCACCATCCGAGAGAACAGCGTCAAGCCTTCGAGGGATGCCATGAACAATCCCCCTTCGGGCATCGTAGCCCCGGCTATGTTCGCAGTCAGGAACGCCCCTGAACCGAGGGCTGAGTTCCTGAGGGTGATGCCGTTGACCGCATCCCACTCCAGAACTGTCAGTTGCATGACACCTTTCGTGAAGGCTACGCTGTCAGTGGTAGGGGTTCCGGACACATTGCTCTTGACATAGAGTGTCGAATCGGCATAATAGACGGCTACATAGTTCGATGCGTCCACATAATCCGAGATTAGGACGTGCTCATCGGTGTCGATTGTGTCGATGTCCACCCACCTTATGATTATGCTCCCCTCTGTCCCGAATGTGTAGGCGGTGGTCGCATATTGGTCGACACCGTTGAAGTCGGTGGCTTTGAATGGGTAGACCTCATTGCTGAGTGCAGGGACTGACGGTGTCGATTCGAAGTCCGCCTGAATCTGTGCAATCTGCGGTGCGGACAGTTGAGTGTCGATGATGAACGCATAGTATAGGGTGGCTTCGGACTCGGATGTTATAGCACCGATTGTTATGTTGCTCGAACCGTCCGTCCCTACATAGTCTGTATCATCCTCTGACAGGTCTGTCCCGTCGTAGGTGTAGGTATAATGAGTGCCTGATGCGTAGACTGTGCTGAGGTATTGTCCGTAAATCTGCTTGAAGTTCGTGCCATCCCCAGCAACCCCACTGCCGACAACGTCACCGGGTGTGGTGGCGACATAGACTGTGCTTGTAATCGTCCAACCACTAACATCTATATTGTTATAAATATAAACGATTAGTCCGGCACCTAAACCACTAATTTCATTCGGTGAATCTAAAATATATACGAATGATTCATTATCAATCAGGCCACCTGTTATAGTTCCGTATGTTTCGCCACTTTTAATTAAAGTAGTACCATTCAAAATAACACTATTATTTGCTGAATCATACCTAATTAGAACGCTATAAGTATTTGCTGTTATTGAACCACCATTCAACCAAGCATTGCAATTAGAACGATAGCAATATAAACCCGTTGTGTTAGAAGAAATTATAACACCGTCATTTAGAATGAACGAGGAATTCAATCCTAAAAACCTTATATCATTTGTTAAGGTTATATTCCCGCCATTAATAAATAACGTTCCACCATTAATATCCATCCTACTAACTGATATATCAACATTTAATGAGACATTTTTACCTGTTCCAATGGTAATCGTATAAGCACCACTTATAGAACCAACACCACTAATTTCAATATTTTTTGATATTGTCCATGATTCTGTTAATGTCTGTGCATCCTGAACATCTATGATGTCGCCATCGACTATTGAACCATCTCCCAATGCAGTCATAACATCTGCCATATTGGTGTAGTCAGCAGTCCCACTTGTTGCATGGACTGTGTGGGTAGTGCCACCGTAGACGTATGGGGCGGGAGGTTCTGGGACAGGGGGGAACGATTCCTGTGGTTCTATGACTGCATCCCCGGCAGTCACTGATGTTTGGAACCCGGCACGGTTCAGTATCCTGCCTTCTGCGGTGACATACATCATATCGTATGATGCGACTGTATCACCTTCGACAGCCCCGGACTGCACGAATTCCCGTGAGGGTGCAATCATGGTCTTGTTCTGCCATCCTTCGTTGCCGTAGAACAGGTAGAACTCCTGTTCGGATGTGTCGAGGCCGGGGATGATTATGCTGATGTCTACGAGTCCTGATGTCACATCTACATCATGGATGTAGAACATCATAGTCTGGAAACCAAGGTCTGTGATATGGAAGTCATCGAGCAGGGGGTTGCTGAGGGTGACAGGTATGCTGTTGGGTGATGCGTCCCCGTTGACCGACAATCGTATCCTGATGATGTCATTGCTCTGAGCAGGAATCGTAATCAAGTATGCGTGGTCGAAGTCTTGGAACTCTTCCGGGGCGATGGGAGAACCCCCTAATGTCATGTCGTATGAGGTGGACTTCCAATTCTTGAGTTTGCCCTCTCTGATCGCATTGTTGTAGGAAGCGGTCACATCATCGTAGATGCCATGTTCATCGAGAGGGCTTCCGGTGACGTTGTCCGCTGACAGTATGCGCCTGATGTCCATCTGCTTGTATCCGGCGATCTTGAATACGAGGTCATCACGCACGGCTTCGCTGTAATCATTAGGAGAGGACATCACATCATTGATCGTATGGTTCTTCATCCCTCTGTTCTTATGCACATTCAGGATTGGCATTTTTGTCACCTTGATAAAGAAATTGAAAGGGTTTATTTCGTGAAGGAAACCTCCACGTTGGCAGTCACATCGTTGGCATTCCCGTTCACGATCTTCAACACCCTCATGTGGGTGTAAGGTTCAACGTTGACGGTCACGCCTTTCGTGGCAGTGGTGTTCCCGGCGGTGGGGACGTTCACAATCCAATCTGCGATGGTCGGATATGCGAGGGCTTCCCCGTGCGCTACGAAATGGAATGCCACCAAGTCCGAGTCCCCGGCATCGGTCGATACGACCTTGCATAGAAGGCTGACCTGCGATGCCTGTAAGACCTTGGACTCCGCCCCTGCGGTGGTGTAGCTGTCGCTCGCCGGGACTGTCACATCGGTGGCGTATGCCTTCGAGCCGGTCACGGCATAACCGATGGTCATGGTCAATACCCCACTACATGCAACAACCACTCTTTGATGTCGGTGGCATTCGCAGTTTCCCCGCCATCGTCCATGTCCCAACTCTTCAGGACACCGGCGTTGATGGTCAGGAACCGTGCCTGTCCTTCTTGGCTGACAGCACTCATGAGATACTGCTCAGAGGGCATGGTGGCTTCCAATACCGATGAGAGGTCTATGCCCCCGGTGGTGTATGAAGTGACATCCAATTTGATGATGGAGTCCACCCGATTCTCACGCCCTCTGCGTTCCATGAGTCTGCTGTAGGTGTATGCCATTCTACCACCCCAAGAAGGATACCGTCCACGTCCCTATGTCAGTAGCCGCAGTGGTCTGCGCCCCGTCAGTCCCGTTATAGGACATCACCTTCACGTTGTCCTTGTCGAATGCGAGGATGTAGGATTTACCTTCTTGCGAGGCATATCCACTCATACCGAGGACTGCATTGGGGAACGACTTGGCGAGAGTGGTGGTGAGGGTTTCACCGCCGGTGGTGTAGGAGGTCACATCTATCAGGTAGATGGCCTCGGTCACGTTCTCAGCCTTGCACCGGGTGACCAACAGGGTTGCTGTGTATGTCATCAGATACCTCCGAGCGGATCGTCATCCTCTTCGACCTTCGCCTCTACCTTCACAGGTTCAGGCACGGGTTCAGGGGCGACTTCCGTTTTCACTTCCGGCTCAGGCTCAGACGGTTCTGCCGCCTGTTCCAGCCTGATTTCCTCCGGCTTCTTCTTGCGACTGCGCTTCGCTTTGACCTCGACCATGACTTCAGGTTCATCGGACTTCTTCTCGAATCTCGGAGAGCCGTTCTCAATCATGGCTTCGAGGAAACGCTGGATGTCAGGTTCGGTGACTTCCATCCATTGCATCGAGGGCATAGGGAACTTGGTGGCATCCCGGCGGTCTATCTCATAGACCTGCCTTCTTCCGATGTATCGGTAGAATGCCATTCTACACCCCCCTTGCGACAAACTCGATTTCACCGATGTCGGTAGCAGCGTCCACTTCCGTGAAAGCAGCCTTCGCAGCGCTGACGGTCGCACCTCTGGCTCTGATTTTGCCATCATAGCCTACGAGGTATCCGTTCTCGGACATCCCGTTGGTGTAGATCCCGAACAGTTTGTTGGGGAATCCGAACTCAGCGGCTGTCACAACCTCACCGGCGGCGGTGTAAGCGGTGATGTCTATCACGCCTTGCGCTTCCACTTGGTCACCGACAACGCTTCTTTTGCTGATGGTGATGGTGTGAGTCATGATTCACACCTCACTCGATGTCGGTCAGTTTGCCGTTGGCCTTCGGATAGGTCATCCAGATGTTGGCCTGCATATGCCATCCGTAGCGACTCTTGAACCCATCGTTGGCGAAGATGTCGTTACCCTGATAGAACTTCACAGGTTGCAGGACGCCAAGGGATACGGTCGAAGTGTCCCAGAAGAACAAGTCGCTGATACCGCTGTTGGGCGCACCGACATTGGGCTCCAAGAAGATGGGCTGTCCCTTGTAAGCGTTCACCCTGATGCTTCCTTCCTGACCGGGGGCGGTCTTGACACCGTTCACGCTGATATTCACGTACTTCTCTGCCAGACGGTTCTTGGTTTCCACATGCTGAGTCATGGTGGCCTCGGTATCGAAACCAGTCAGGATCACGCCTTCACCGTAGGGGGCGTTGGCAGGCATCCGGTATTTGCCGGTCTGCATAATACAGTCGTCTACGTAAGAGAGGTTGAAAGTCCGAGGGGTGTCCGCAGCTGCGGTGTTGTAGTTCACGTATGCATCGGCCCAAGAGGCGGCGGCATCTCGATCCTGGTCGTAGAAGTCGGCGGCGTTGGCTACCACTCCTGAAGACGCATTGATGTGCGCATAGGACTCAGTCAGACAAGACAAACTGTTCATGTGCTGAGTGGCAGGTGCGCCGGTGTGAACGTCATGCAGGACGTTACGGTTCAAGCGGTTCATGAATGTCTGCTTCTCGCTCTCAATGACGTTAGCGGATGCCAAGACATCGTCCTTGTTCTCCAAGTTCTGTTGGAGGAAGGTGATGGCGGTCAAGTGAGCAAGGTCTTTGACACCGACGGTCACTTCGGCATAAGCGGCGATGGCATCAGCCGGAAGTCCGGTCCCTTCGAGGACACCGGGCAAGTCAGTCGAGGACTGTGCGGTTTCGGCCCTGAAACCAGAACACTCTACTGCTCTGTTGCTCAAGATGCCGATGGCATTGGCGGACTTCACGATCTGCGCATAGGCACTCGCACCATAGATGGTGTTGAACACACCGGAGGTGCTGGTCTTCAAGGGACCGAGCGCACGGGCTTTCCCTTGGTCATCCAAGTGCATCAAGGCTTCTACCTGCACATCGACAGGCTGGTCAATCATCTGTTTCTCGGTCAGGAAAGCCGACCAATCGGCATATCCCTCTCCGGCACGAGCATATTGCTCAAGGAACGCCCTGCCATTGGATAGTGCAGAGCGCCTTATCGGTTCGTCGAATCCTGTTCTCATAATCAAATACCTCCCAAGAAGCCGGCCTTCAGGGATTTCACCACATCAGGAGCTTCGGTTTGGAATCTCTCCACCCTCGCATGAGGCACGGGCGTTTTGATTGGCGAAGTCTGCACCAACGCAGTGCGCTCAAGGGCTTTGAGGCGTTCATTGATACTCTGCAAGACCTCGATGGTCTTGGCTCTCTCTTCCCCCTCTTCGGGCATATCCTCAGGCGGGGATTTAGGGACTTCTTCGCCCATCTCCTCTGCCATCGGTTCAGATTCAGGTTCTGCTTCCGGTTCAGCCTCAGGGGATTTCATCCCTTCCAGCATATCGCCGAATGCAGCGACCTGACTCTCCAGCGCAGACAGACGGTCTGCCTGTGCCTGAACGACCGCCATCAGCTCTTCGAGCGGATCGCTACCGTCCTCTTGAGGGGTTTCCTCTCTCATCTCTTCCTTCTTATCTTCAGACATATCATTGTCCTCCGCATCATCCTCCCTCGCTTCTCCGTTAGCGTATCCTTTGGCATTGGGGTTTGAGGGATTGTATGTAAGACTGATTTCTTTGAGTTCCTCGGTGATGAGTTGCTCTTCGCACTTCTCTTCATCGCATATCCATTCTGCTGTCGGGTTAGCGTAAGCATAAATGCTCATACCTATCGGCAATCTTCCATCATGCTCACGCTTGAGTGAGATTGCTTCCCACAGCCTGTCATAACGATGCTGTCCCCGGTATAATGCACCGTAGACATAAAGACCGGGTTCACCGGACTGCTCGTCCTCGCGCATCTCGTAATCGTAGATGTGACCGAATGAGCCGGAACGATGTTGAACAGCGAACTCTCCACCGGACTCGATGTATTTCGGCATCGCCCTCATGAGTGCATCGACATTGAAGACCGTCGAGTGACCGTCACGGATCTGCACAGAAGCGAAGCCCTCGAACCATCGGATGTCCTTATCCTCTTCCTTGAGCTTGCACCATGCACACCGAGCCTTGTCAGATTCGCATTCATTAGCGTAGGTCATCCACCTTGCCTGCTGCTCGGGGTTGAGTGCCATGCGCACCTGAGGAGGTAACTCTTCAACGCTCTGATACATTCTTGACCTCCTCCTTGGTTTCAAGGTCTATGGTGGTCGAAGCGGTCTTCCCATCCTGCGACAGCTGATAGGTGAGTTCTTTGTTGATGAGCATCATCGGGTTGATTTTGATTCTGATCATAGCGCACCTCGGAGGTATTCCTTCATCGAGCCTTCACGATAGCAGTATCCCGATTGAATCAGTCTGCCGGTGTCGGTGATGCCCTGCTCTTCGATGTTCACCTGCGCCCTCGATACGAGTTCACGGGCGATTGCATATACGCCTTCATTGCGAATGTCGAACATGAAGTTAGAAGCGGTCGTTGCCTGTTGTGCCGGTTTGAAGAATGGTTGAGGTCTTTGACCTTTCTCATAGATGGTGTCGATGACCTGTTGAGTTGTCGCTGCCCTCTCGGACTTGTTCGTTATGCCGAGCTTCCTGCCTACCCAATCGTAGATGTCATCGTAGGGAACAACTGTCCCCGGTGACGTTCCGTATTCTACGTCTTGAGCATATGGGGCATCGAACCCGGCTTCAACCGGTGTCATGAGGTCGGCGTTCTTGAGCAGTTCATCAAGGTCCTTCTGCTCTATCTCGATGGACATCTGCAATCCCGTTGCTCTCACTTCCACCACCTCACCCATGTGTGTCTGCAATTGATATGCACTTCAAAGGGGACGGATGGTCCTACGAGTCCTCTGGATGCGAACCACTCTTCACCTACGGTTCGGGTGATTTCCTCAAGTCTGTCGAGAGTGACTGCACCTCCTTCGGCATCAATCATCCTCTTGACCTTGCGACACGCCTCGGTCGTGCGCCTGTCATTAGCGCCTACCCAACGATAGACTGCATCGGCAGGGTCGTTGGCACGGGTTTCCACTTCCTTGACTGCGGTTGCGATTCTTCTGGTTTCTGTCCTTGCGATTGTCTGAGCAGTCGGCTTGTCAAGACCGAACCTTGCGCTGATGAGTTCAATCGCCCTGTTCATGGTCCAGCCCTCATCGGCGGTCATGAGGGTGATGAGTTCATCGTATAGTTTGGGGATTTCGGGTTGAGGTATGCTCTTGATGAGTGACTGAGTCATGCTCTGTGCCATCGCAAGGGCGGTGACTACATCCTTCCTCTCCTGTAAGACTTCCCTTGAGTATAGGGATTTGAGAAAATAGGTCATGCGCTCATCTTCAGAGAGTATCGGTTCACGGTGAGCGGTGTTGTCGCCGAAGTTCGCTTCTCTGTCGAACATCATAGGTTGCACCGGCTCGTGTTGAACCGTATCGCTGACCACGATCTCTTTATTTCGATACTCGACATCGAAGCCGAGGTTCGAGAGTGTCTGCATGACCTGTGCTTGTTTTAACATAACATCGAGTTCGGTGTTCGTATCGTCATCGTTCTCACGCCTGACGATGAGTTCCCAATCAGTGATGTGCGGGAAAGCGTCTATGAGTGGTTTGAGGTTGTTGGTGTCGAACTCGCTTCTGAGCATCTCAATCACGCTGTCGTAATTCTTGTTCTGTTCCGATTGCACCGATAGACCGCCGGTCCCGGTCATGTCATTGAGCAGGATAGGGGGGAATCCGAATCGGGCAGCGATGTCAAGGACCGCCATCCGTCTGAGTTCCCACATGTCTTTGTTCGGATCGTCCATCAATTTGATGGATTCCATCTTCCCATTCTCGCCCATTGATATGAACGAGGGCAGAGAGGGGAACTGCCTCTTCTGTTCCACGAGTTTGCGGATATTCTGCTGGAGCGTTTCTTGTGATTGTGAGTTGATGCCGATGAGCATCGGGAGATTCACATTCTCGTAATAATCCCTCATGCGCCAATCGATATTGATGATTGCATTGACGATGTTCGATGCTCGGATGATTTCCGGGTATCCGTAGATTAAGCCGGGGTTGTAGAGCATGGTGTGGATGACCTCATGCTCTGCGTAAAGGATAGGCTTGCCGAGTCGGGTGCGATAGGCTACCGGATAGGTGGGCATTCCGCACTTGCGACAGATTGGTTCATAGGTCGAATCACGATGCTCAAGACAGATGCGGTCTGTCCCGATGTGGCCGTGCATGTCAAAGACTTTTTCGATGTCACGGGGGTCTATGGGATAGATGCCTGTCAATGCCGACTCATATTCTCCGGTGACGCTGTTCATCAGATAGGCACGTTGCAGTATCCAATATTGATTGTCCGCCACCACTCGATGTCGTTGAGCGAGTTTGCATAATGACAACAGGCTCATGTTCGCATCGTTCACGCAATCGAAGAATGAGGTTCCGTCAGGTCGTCTGAAGAACTCTTGCTGATGAACGTCTGGTTCTCTGAATGATTGCGAACCACAGTCACATTCATCGACAGTGTCCTGCCACTCTTTCCCGCACTTCAGACATTTGGATGCGAACTTGGGCTTCCATTCGAATCCGTTACGGAAGGTGTCGTTCACCAGATTGGTGACGATGGTGGAGAATGGCGAGCACTCTTGCTCGAAATAGAAGGCCATGTCAATCATCCCTGCCAGAGTCATCTGGGCATTGGATGAGTCACGGTCGCTGTCAGGTCTGGGCGTTCCTGCCAACGATGCCTTCTGTCCACGTTCAAAGGCGATATTCTCCATTTGAGAAAAAAAATCAGGGCGATTGAGCAAAGGCGAGGACGCCTCCTTTTTATGTGAATCGGTGACAACAGATGAACTACTCAATACGCCCATGGAGTTATATTGTAATTAATAGCATTTAAGGGTTACTTTATTAATATGATGTCTTTCTGCAAAATCACGACTTTGTCATAGATTATCTGTGAAGTCATGATGTCTATGCGAGTGATGACCGATGGACGCTTGAGTCCTTCTTCCAAGCCTTCGATGTCCTTCATGATGTTCGCGTGATAGGATTGTGCTTCGGTTCGGTCGGTCGTAGTGCGTCTGATGAGTTCATCTTCACCTTTCGTTGCAGTGATAATATACATTTGTCTAACTCTCCTTTCTATTCATAGTTAAATTGTTTTGTTCTCGAAGATTGAATACGGTGGTATTTGTCGATAGTGCTTGATTTCGTTAGTCATTTGTCTAAATCCTCTTGAAGTCTATCTGGTCTAACGGATGCGGATTGTGGCAAAACGAACATCCTATGCGCACTCGGTTCTCGAATGAGTCCCAGAACTCCGGGACGGCCTTGTGATGCAGAGTCCCGCACTTCTCACACCTCCATGTTGGCTGAAGAGCAGGAAGGCATATGTTGGTCTGCTCGTATAGGATTGATTCGGGCGTCTTCTCCAACGGGATGTGCGTCCTGTCGGGAGTCTTGCACAAGTCCTTGATGTCCCTATCATATCCGGTCATATGCTTGTTCTCAAGATGCTTCTTCGCCAGAGTGTCATTTATGCGCTTGTATTTTCGCTCTACGATCCGAGCGTATTCCTCATCATATCTGTCGGGGTTGTCAGGTCTGACGTAGAGGTTCACAAACTCTCGTCTGCATTCCTCGTCCGAAGGTGCTAATCCTTGTTTCTCTACCATAAAGATGCTCTCCTCTGTGAAGGTGGTTTCATGCCTGAACGAAATAAGCCTTCTGTCGTTCCTGCCGGGGACATAACGTCCATCGTTGCATCTACGGTGAAGTAGGCGATGCCTTGCGATAACGCATCAACGATGTCGTCATGTTCTCCTGAAGGGAAAGCGGCGCATTCCTCGATAGCGGTGGCGGTCCATTCTTTCTCGGAAGGGAGATAGAGCCGACCGCCTTCGATGACGTTGGCGATAGCGTTCACCCGGCTGACCTTGTCACGGTCGGCTCTGATTGGTTTGATAGGGATGTCTGTGCTACGTCTGAGGTCCTGGATGAGGGTCTGCCCGGATGCATGGTCTTCTATTAGGACGATTGATGGCTTGTGCTGATGATAGTGCTGGACTGCTATGCGCTTCATCTCCGGGTATTCCCACTTCCCTCTGAGCATATCGACCGCATAGATGCCTGTGTCACATTTACGCAATGTCCAGCACACAGAGTAATCGTTCTCTTGCCCGGTCTTGTAGGCGGTATCCCAAGATTGGATGGTGTCGCCTTCCTTGAGTGAGTCGTAGAACTGCCACCACTCACGCTTGAGGATGTTGCCTTCTTCGGTGGATGGCATACCCTGATAGAGGGCGTTGAACATTCTTTCTGAAGATGCTTTGACAGGCAATAAGGTTTCTAACGGTCTATATTCCGGCCATAGTGCTGTGCCATCGTCTTGAATGGCTTTCAGGTGTATCTCTTCCCACCTCTCCGCATCTGGATTCGATTCTTGTAATTGTTTCAATCTTCCTACAAGGTCATCTGTGTGCCATCTGGTCATTATGATAACTATCGCACCGTCAGGTTTCAGCCTTGTCCTCGCAGCGTAAAGATACCAATCCCAAATATGCTGTCGTGATGTTTGGGAGAATGCTTCTTGAGGGTTTTTTATCGGATCGTCTATCAAAAGCAAATCTGCCGAACGCCCTGTTTGTCCTGCCCCGACACCTGTCGCCACATAGTTGGGACGGGTGTTTGCAGGATGGTCTATCTTCCAAGCGGTTGCTGTATCCATAGACATCTTGTGAGGCCATATCCTTTGATATTCAGACGACTGTATCAAGTTACGCACAGATTCAGAAACATCTCTGGCGAGGTTAGTGTTATATGAAGCGGCGATTATCCTTTTGGTCGGATGATGTCCTAAGAACCATGCGGCGAACCACTCTGATGTGGTGGCCGATTTACCATGTTGTGGGGGCATAGAGATAAACAGCCTCTTGCATTCCCCTTTCTCGACTTGCATTAGTTTCTTGCACAGTAGCTTAATGTGTTCGCCTTCAATGAAACCGGGGTAGGTGTGCCTCATGAACTCATAGAGGTCGTTCTCCATGAGGATGAGTTTCTTCAGTTCACTCGCTAACAGTTGAACCGTCTTTCTCTGCGATGAGTTCATTCAGTAACCCCATGATTTCATCCTTGCTCATGTCCGGTAAGCGGTTCTTGATTTCGATGACCTGTGGTTTGCTCTCAGCGATCCCTCTCGCTTCCAACCACTTCGACCATTGCATCACCACATCGAAAGCATCCTTCGGCTTGTCCATGTCGAGAAGGTCACGATAGCAACGCTCGAATGCCGCCTTAGTGAGTTCCATGTAGTTGTCACCGAGTGTCTTACGGATGTAGAGTCTAAGCACTTTCACATCTTGAGAGATTTGTTCTCCGGACACACCGTATCTTCTCGCTAAGTCTATCTGCTTGATTCCGTAAGGATGCCCGGCTTTGAAAATGAATTGCAGAATCTCTGCTCGGCGTTCTTGATAATTGAAATCCTTAGGATCTAATTCTGGGACTTGAACGTCTATGTAGTCGATGTCCTCTGCAACAGGGCGCATATCAATCCTATTCAAGTAAAAGATTAATAACTTTTGCATGAAAGTTAATAAAAATAGGTAAATGGTACAACACCTTTTAGCTGTTCCGCTTCCTCATTCTTGTTCATTGTTGTTCCTTCTTTTTGTCCTGTTTCATCTTGGGGAATATTGGGACGATGAACTCGGAGTTGAATGCCTTGGCATTTACAATCTCCGAGGGCAACGTCCGCAAATCGTATTCCTTATCCATTGCAATCAGCAAGGAGATGTATGCCCGTGTAAGTTGATGCGTCACTATCATCCGGAACTCATCCATGATCAACGACTTGACGATTGCTTCATTATCGGAAACCTTCATGGCCGTTACAAATCCATCGAACAGCGAGTTTGTCGAGTTCAGATAGGCGTAATACAAGGTCTCTTCAGCTTCTTCATCCCTCTCTGTGTACACACTCAAGAACCTGTCCTCTGCGAACAGTTCCATAGGCATGTCCTTCGTCTTGTGTGTGGGGATTCTTGGCTTTCTCGCTTCCTTGTCCGCTAACGCTTCCATCTCTGCGAGTTTCTGTTCTTTGCTCTTGTTCATTGCTTCTCCTCCTTAGAAATCAAGGACAAACTCCAAATCTGCATCCAACGGTCTGATGCGATGCGTCAATGTGCCTGATTCTGACCTCTGGTCGTAGCGTGTCCAATCCTTCGTCAAGAAATCATCGCATTCGATTGATGCTATCATTTCCATCGCTTCATCTGTGTATCCTGTCACTTTCAGGTATTCTTTGCATTCATACGGGCGCAAGAAGATTACAATCCGGGTTTCCAAGAGTTCCTGCTTGAACGCATCAGTCGATAGCATCTCTTTAATGAGTTCTTTCTTTATCTCCTCTCTTTGTCGGGATGTCTTTTCAACGATCAATGCCGGATGTCGAGTGACTTTAGTCATGATGTGTTCTCCTTGTATCTGAGTGTGACGATGGCATAATGCGTTGCGAATATCATGATGATAGGGAAATACAAGACCGCTTCAGCGAGAGCCTTAAACATCGCAGTCATTCTTCAATCACCCTGTAGTAGATGTTGACCCTCGTTTTGTTCAGGGTCTTGCCGTTGTCATCGACAGGATAGCACTTGCGGACAGCGATTGCGCCTTGGTCAATCAATCGGTGCAGATGCACCCGCACACCTGCGGACTTGCAGTGCACACAATCGGCGATGTGTTCTGCCGTCCCTCTGTATGTGCCTGTGTAGTCGTTAGGTTCGATTGCAGGCACAGATTCGAGTATCTCGATGGTTCTTGGTGTCATTCAATCACCTCATTATCGAATTTGTGAAAAACGAAAAATCTTGTTTCGTTTCCTGTATTCTTTGTGGTCATTGTTCCGAAGAGAGGTTCAACAGGTGCGAGTGCCAATACATCTTTGAACGGTATAGAGTAGTTGCTGAATTTAAATACCAAAGTTCCGTTCGGTTTAAGAACCCTCCAAAGTTCAGAAAAGGCCTTCCGTATGTCACTCTGCCACGTTTGAGCTTCCAAGCAACCATATTTCTGAGTTGTTATGCCGGTTATGGCCCTCATTCCGTTTGCACGGACGATGTGCGGAGGGTCGAATACGATCAGATTGAAAGTCTGGTCATCGAATGGTAGATTGCGGTAGTCCGCCACCACATCTGGTTTGACGGTATATGACAACTTGCCGTCCAAGTAGTCGATGAATGATTCTTTCTCTTCACGGATGTCCACCCATAACACTCGCTCATTGTTGCGCT